CAGCAGTTTGTAGTTCTGTTCTATAATCGTTCTGGTAGTCAGCAGAGAAAGCAGCAACAGCAAATGCCTCTGCCTCCGCTCTGGGACCACCAGCAGCCTCGGCAGCATCACCCGCACGTTCTACTTCGGCAGCAACAACAGAAGCCTTGAAGGGTGCCTCATCGCCTGCTGTAACACCACCAGCAGCACCCAACTGATAATTACCACGTTCCATAGCCTTTGCCGCAGAAGTTTCAATTCTAGCATTAGGATCAGTCTCTGCTTCACCAGCAATGTTGGCTTCTGCCTGAACCCTCTGGAAACTATCTTGTGTATCACTTGATAGATCACCAAGGACATCTTGTCTCGTTCTACGAGCAGATGATGGAAGGGACGCAGTTCTACCAGTAGTAGTAGATGAAGTTCCTTGTGCGGAAGTCTCTAATGAACGTGTTTGTGCGTTCTGTGTATTCTGTGCTGTTGCGTTACGTTGAGATAGGGCTGCTTTCTTATCAGCCTCCATCCTATCTAAATCAATTAGTCTACGGTTTGCGGCAGCAATATCTTTTTGAATAGATGACTGTTGGGTGCGAAGGAAACGCATCTGTTCCTGATACGCCATCTTCTCAAATTCCATATTAGCCATCACAGACTTCTGTGCTTCTTCCCACATCTTCCAACGTAGGTTCGTCACATACTGTGCGTAGCCCTCTCCCCTTGAAGTCTTTGCTACAAAAGGTGGAGCGTCAATGACGTATGCGTTCTGTCCGTTTACTGTTTTTATTCCCATTATGTTATACCTCTTATTGTCCTGAACTTGGTGTGTTTAGGGTCTGGTAGAGGCGTAGGGCTTCTGGGTTTTTAGCCGAAACTTCAAGCAAACCTCTTGCCTGATCGTCACTAATTCCATACAGTTGTGAGATTGCGTTTACAGAATTAGCACTTGGGGTCATATTCCCCTGAATAATCTTTTGCTGTGCGGCAGATGAAAAACCTGCCTCAACACCTGAACCTACAACACCAGCAATTGCCTGTGTTCTATTAGCAGCATACTGACCCTGCGCTGCTTCTAGCGCACGGATCTCATCAATTTGTCTCTGTTGTTTAGCAAGGTCCTGCTCGGCAACGGACTGATCAATGGCTCGGTTCTGCTCTCTCTCCATCTCACTAGCGACCTGTGCGCCAAGTAGTTTAGCACCAGCCGTAGCACCACCTGACTGTGTAGCAAGTAGTCGTTCACGTTCGCTCTGTGCGAATTCCTCTGCGCTGTCTGCTTTGGTTTCAAGCCTACCTTCTAGGACAGACTGCTCTTTATCAGTAAGACCTAGCGTTCCCATCTCTTCTTTACGTTGAAGCGCTTCAAGACGCTTCTTCTGCTCACGTTCAAACTTGGAAGGAATGATGCTTGGTAGTGCTCCAATCGCAGAGCCAGCGACCGATCCTAGAATTGCTAATGTAATTGGGTCCATATCTTGTTTCCTCTATAATATAGTAAAAGTCAAGTGCTTACAGATAAAACACTTCAACTGTGAAGTTTCTCGCAGAAGTCCAGCCCTGTTCTACTTTGGGATTGATTGCGACTTGAAGGTCGTGTTCCCCTCTTGAAAGTTGTAGTTTGTATTGAAACATTACTTGACGACGACTAGCAGCAAAGCCACTAGCGTTGGGATTTAGAACACCTGCTGATGTTCCAGTTCCTTCAAAGACATACCCTCTGGTTCCTGCGACATAAGTTGGGGTTGGGTTGTCTTGTGTATAATCTGTGTGGCGTAGAATAACTTTATTCTCCCACTTGCCTTGACCGTCACCACCTGTGCTGGTGCTATTATCAATAGTAATAAATGCTGCTTGGAATGTAACCAGCACAGCAGCGTTCCTATCTAATTTGATTTTCTTACCACAAGCATACAAGTCTCTGTAAATTACAGAACCCGCAGCAGTCTGTGTGTTTGCTTTGGTAGTAGATGTAAAGTAAGCACGACGTAGCGTGTCGTTAGATGTGTTTTGTGCTGCGAGAAACGAAGAAGCAAAGCGATGATCGTTAGTTACTGGAAGGAATTCACCTGCTTCAATCTCTGTATAATCAAATTTATTATCAATATCGGCAGCAACAATCTCTTGGTTTGTATATACCTTGGCTGCTTCTTCATTTAGAATTTGATTAGAAGCATCAAGAACATTACCGTCAACATAGTTATAAGGTTTTACAAAAGCCATAATTAGTTCCTCGCCACAACGGCTGTAATATTATTTCTTGTTACATCAAGTCTATTACCAGCGCCACCATTTGGTCCTACCTTTGCTTGTAGTTCAATCTGTGTAAGTGTAGTAGCATTAGCAGGAACACGATATACGCCAGAGAAAGAGAAGTTTCTCCACCATAAGGCACTATCAAGTCCTGTGCTGTCGTTTGTAAGCCTGCTGCGTCTAGTAAAACTGTAACCGCATTCGGCAGTAGTCGTAGTTGAAGAGACACCGCCCACAGAAAAAGTAAGCAATAGTCTAAAAGAAAAGTAATTGTAACTGTCCTGCGAACCATCACCATCTCCATCTGTATTACATAGAACGTCACCAATAATACCCGAAGACTGAACCCTAATCAGGTCACCTTCGTTACAAGCGGCTGATCCCATTGTAAGGGTGCTTGCGGAGCCAGCAGCATTGACTGTGGAATAAGTAGAACTGGTAGTAGTCCAACCAACAGTCGTAGGATTATCATAGAAAAATAGTTCATTTGCTTGCTCGCCTGTATCATCAAAATGCTTTCTTGTAGCCCAGTTAGGTTTAGTGTTTTCTGGATCAAGGTCAACTGTCGCAAGACTATTATACGGGGCATTTAGTCCTGCTGCGTTAGGTGTTTCCCCTTCTCTGTAATTTGTATATTGAATTCTAGCCATTTAGTTTTTACCTCTTTACGTTTCTTACCCAGATCTCTGCTCCAAAAATATCAATTGGTCTTGTTGGATTACCTTGGTAATTGGTTCCAATAGCATCACTAGTGGTTGCCCTCCAACGTAGATCAATCTTACATTTCTGGGAACCTACTGGAACTTGAAATGGAATGTTTGCTGTAATGCGTCTTGCGTAGATGTTACTGGTTTGTGCTACAAGTGTGTCGTTTACAAAGACGCCCCACTGTGTAGTCCAGTCACTACCAAAGAAAATACGGAAAGTTGTCTCTGGATCACCAGCCTGATAAACAATTCTATCAACACCGTGATGGAAGTCAATAACAGCACAACCGTGTAGCATACCTTCCTTGGCGTCAAAGTCAAGGAATGTATAGTCCATAGAGCCATAGTCAACTAATGGGTTCCAACCAGTAGACCAGTTAGATGTTTGTAGGTTTACAGAAGCAACTGGAACCCACATATCAGTTCCAGCCTCACTAGTATTCCAACGCTTTACACGATGATAGTCCTGTGTTGCTGCTTCATACTTCAACGTTCTTGTTCCATTAGCCAACGCATCACTTGATACAGGTGCTTTGAAGTTCGCAAAGGTTAGAGCATCAACAGGCATATTGTTTGCGTTGAGGTTTCCGTTTATCTCACCTAATGTTTTTGTAATATTATCGTTTACATTCTCGGGTTTGACCGCTTGAAAACGATGATTTGGTTTATCTGTGTAAGTTTTAGACATTATCTACTTTGCCCCTTTTGAATTCTTGTATTCTGGTTGAGAGCCATCTGGTCCCTTGTATCATAGTTGACGTGGAACGATAGTAGATGGAATGGTGTATTTGCTTCGGCACCAACAACAGGAGGCTGTGTTCTAATTCTAAACTTGAACTGGTTTACCAACTGTGTGTTTACATCGTAGCGTAGTCTAATAATACGTCCACCTTGTAGTTCACTTTGGTTCACTGTAAAGAAGTTCTTACTTATAGTAGGTTCAACCACACCAAACACAGGATCTTCCTTTGTAGTAAAAACCCTTTCGTTTAGAGCCATCTTCTGTTGCCCTGCGGTTACAAATGCGGCATCATAGTCAGTAGCATATTCTAGTTGTAGAGGATTGTCTCCATAAGACAAGATCTCTACCTCAACAGAATACACACGATGCTTTACAGAATTATCTCCAAAGTCCATCCAGTTACTTTCCCAAGCAGATACTGGCTTCTGGACTGTGTTTACATTGAGATTGCTTACATCCTGTGTGAAAGAAGCAACAGTCATAGTTTGACCGAACCTACGATCTCCTGTCCATACTACAAGGGGTCCAACAGAAACACCCGTAGAACCAGCGAAAATGGGTCCTCCTGCGCCTCCACCAACACCTACCCACTTGGGTGCCGTGCCGAACACAAAGTGTCCCTCTGGGTCCTGTGCGGCTGTTGTAAAGCGAAATAGATTATCGTTTGAACTACTGTCTGCTCCTCGGGTAGAGAACTGTTGATTATCAACGTGATATACAATTCCTCTTGTGGGAATTGATGCGCTGTCCTTTGGAAAGTGGAACCAAGCCTCACGTTCCTTTTTAGAATAGCAAGCCCAACTACGCTGAATAGCAGCCTTGTTGATGCGTGTAATTTCTTTATCTACTGTCTCACTGATCTTTGTAATAGTAACCTGTGAACCACCATCAAGACCACCAGAGATAAGCCAGATGCCTTCCTCGTTGAGAAACATAACACCCATATTGGGAACGTTACAAATAGCATTGCCTGCTTCGGTGCCTAGGTTTGATGCTAGGGTTGAGATAGTAGGTAGTCCCTGCCCGTCACGTCTAACGATTTCAATAGCGTTACGACGGAATACTAGCAAGTTATTGTAGTAAGGATACAACTGTGTGATATGCCCGCCTGATGTATTACCTACATCAAAGAAACTAAATGCTTCAAACTGTTCGGGAACACCCTTCTGGGAATAAATAATTCTTGTAGGTGAACTGTCTCCACCACCTAACC